TATGCAGGGAACCATGCAGCTGCTCGGCGGCAGGCCTCAAGAAGGTGACCAGCAGCAATCGACGCAGCGCCAGCAGCCTCAGCAGCAGCGCCAGCAATCGCAGCAATCCCGACCTCAACAAAGCCAGCAGGCCGCGCCGCCGGATAGCTTCGACGACGACATACCTTTTGCGCCAATGCACCACCTGGCCGGCGCGTAATTATCAGGCCGATGCCGACATCCCGGCATCGGTCATTCAGCAAAAACCATAGGGGTAACCAATGAACGCAATTATTTTCGATTCCGAGACTACAGGCCTGAAAGACCCGCAGATGGTCGAAGGCGCCTATCTCAAGCTCGCCGACATCCAAACTCTGGGCGTCGTCGAAGAATTCCTGCAGCGCTACAAGCCGTCGAAGCCGATCGAGCTGGGCGCGCTGGCCACCAGCCACATCTACGACGAAGATCTGGTCGACTGCCCGCCGCACACCGAATTTGCGCTGCCCGAAGGCACCACCTACATCATCGGCCACAACGTCGACTATGACTGGGCCGTGATCGGCCAGCCGGACGTGAAGCGGATCTGCACCCAGGCGCTGAGCCGCGCGCTCTGGCCTGATGCTGACTCGCACAGCCAGTCGGCGATGATCTACCTGCACTACCGTGAGCATGCGCGCGGGCTCTTGCAGAACGCTCACGCCGCGCTCGACGACGTACTCAACTGCCGCCGGCTGCTGGTCAAGATCCTGGAAGAGATCGCCTTGCGCAACGGCGCCGCGGTTTTCAGCTTCGAAGACCTCTGGATGATTTCCGAAGAGGCGCGCATCCCGACCGTGATCCGCTTCGGCAAGCACGCTGGATCGAAAATCGCCGACATCCCGGCCGACTACAAGCGCTGGATGCTCGGCCAGGCCGACGTCGACCCGTACCTGCGCAAGGCGCTGGCCAAATAACCGACCAAGTAACCGACCAAAAGGGCGCCCATGAGAGCGCCCTTTCTTTTGGGTGCCAAATGAACCAATACAACGACCTCCGAATGATGGACCGATCGACACTGGCCTCTGCGCAAGACGCATTCCTGCGCTCTGGCGGCAAGATCGACGTGCTGGAAACCTTTGAATTCAAACCGCTACCCCCGCGCATCGAGCCTCGGCTGACGCAGGAAGAGATCGAGCTACGACAGATGGCCGATCAAATCCGAACGCTGAGCGAAACGATGACCAAGACGGAAATGGCCAAGCACATGGGCATTTCTCAGGACCGGATAACGAAGGTCTGCAAGCTTTCAGGAATTCAGCTGCGCAATGGCGCCGGGCATCACCCGGGCAGCAGGCAGGCAAACCCGATCGAGGACCAGGTCCTGGTCAGTCGGATCAAGGCGCTCGCACAGATCGGCCTTAGCAAGAAGAAGGCGCAGAAGCAGGTCGGCATCGGCTGGCACAAGATGGACCGGCTGGTTCATACCTACCGCATCGCCTTCTCTGGGCCGTCGCAGTGCGAATGATCCGATCCAAGGTGCGCCAGCGGGCGCGCCAACCCCAACACGACCTACCTGCCAGCGGTATCACCCATGACTATGCCCACAAGCCACCAGTTAACGATGTTGGACGCGATCCTGATCATGCTGCTCGCCTACCGAATTCACGGGACCGACTCGGCCATCAGGGCTTCAGCCTACTCAGTTCGCGATAAGGTCCAAATCGCCTGCCGTCCAGTCATCAACAAGGTTATTCGCTGCTCGTCGCAGATCAAGTGGGCAGAGGCCATCTGCCGGGACGACGACTTATGAGCCAGATCGCAAGGGCACCAAGCGGCTGCCGGGTCGGCTCATCGCATCACCGGTCGAAGCTGACCAGCGAACAGGTGGCCGAAATTCGGGCCATCTACGAAACCGGCGGCAAGGGCTACGGATTTCTGGCTGAGATCTACAAGTGCGGAACCTCGACAGTCCGCGACATCGTGCAATACCGCACGCGCTTTGCAGGATAAGGGATAGGGATATGGCGAAGAGTACGCAGGAGCGGTCAGCGAAGGCCGCGAAGAAGCGCGAGCAGTACGACGAGAAGGAATTGCGCCACAAGGTCCGGCCCGGCATTCACCAAGCAATGGACCGCATCCGGACGCGATCAGGCACCGAAGAAATCAGCGAAGTCCTGCAGCTGGCCATCCTAAAGATGGACGCCATGACTGACGCCGAGCTGGTCGAATTCCTGAAACCTCCGCGCCACGAAATCACGATCAGCAAAACGTTGCGCGACAGGTTCGACAACGAGTCTCGACGTGAAGCTAGTCATCACAGTGATGACAGTGAGTACGAAGTAGTCGAACCCGACCGACTTCCTCCTGGAGATAGCCATGCACATTCTGTTCTGTAGCTATGGAAATGACTCCATCGCCCTTATCCAGTGGGCTCATGAGCGAAATCTGAAGGATGTGACCTGCCTCTACTCGGACACAGGCTGGTCGGCTGACTGGTGGTCGGATCGCGTAGCTGAAGGCGAGGCCCTTGCCAAGAGCTACGGATTCAGCACTGCCAGAACCAAGTCAGAGGGGATGGTCGCCCTGGTCAAGCGCAAGCGCGGATGGCCAGGCTCCGGCGGCCAGGGGCAATTCTGCACCGGGGAGCTCAAGGTAATTCCGGCGCTCAACTGGATGGCCGAGCGCGACCCCGAGAAGAACGCAACGGCAATGACTGGCGTTCGTAGGAGCGAGAGCACGCATCGATCTGACGCCCCGGAACATGTCGAAGAGTCAGAACGGCACGGTGGCCGGGATCTATGGCAACCACTTGTTCGCCACACCGATTCCATGCGGGACGAGCTTATCCATCGCGCCGGTTTTGAGGTCCTGCCACACCGGTCACTGGAGTGCTACCCGTGCATCAACGCGAACATCGACGACTTACGACTTCTGACCGAGGACCGAATCGAACTGGTCGATATCACGGAGCGAGAGCTTGGCTTCACCAAGAAGGGCAAGCCGCGCGTGATGTTCCGCACGGCACGCCGAAAAGGCGCGGTCGGCATCAGAGCGGTCTTGCAGTGGGCCAAGGCGCCCAGGCGCAGAGATCAGATGGACATGTTTTCGGTCAGCAAGCAGTGCGATTCAGGCTACTGCGGCGGATAGCCCACAAATAATGACGGAGTAACCCGCATGGAAACGACCTACACCCACCGCCCGGCCGGGCGCACCTACGCGCTGGCTCGCACTTCTGCCGAATTCGCGATCCTGCATCACCTGACGGGCGGGGCGAAGTTTGTTCCGGTTGAATCGCTTGCCAATGAAACGGTTTGGAGTGTGAAGGCATGAGCATGACAGATCGCGAATTGCTTGAACTGGCGGCCATCGCTTCCGGCGAGGATGTGGAATGGCTGAAGACAGAAAAGGCATTCTTCCGCCGGTCGTGCTCTTGGCCTCAGGAAAAGGGATGGTTCAACCCGCTGCATAACGACGGCGAGGCGCTGCGCCTGGCGATCAAGCTCGGGATTTGCATCCAGTTCATTCCAGGATGCGACACGGTTCAGGTTTATCAGGAGCGCAGCACGACTGGCGAGCCATTCAACATCCATGTGTCGGCCCTTGGCGATATCGAAACGCGCCGCGTCATCGTCCAGGCTGCCGCAGAGATCGGCAAAGCCATGCAGGTGGTGAAGTCATGAGCAACCACACGAAGGAAGACTGGCTGGTATGTCGCGAGGACTACAGCATTGATGTGATGCGTGACGGCGATTATCTGACCGTTGCGAACCTCGGCGCCATGGATCACAACGGCATCAAGTATTGCATCGGCGACGAGTCCTGGGCCAATGCCTACCTGATGCGCACGGCGCCGCAGTTGCTGAAGTCCCTCGAAGACATGCTGGCCAAGGCCTACAAGCAGAACTGGAACGATCAATATCCGGAACTGCTCAAGCAGGCCGAAGAAGCGATCGCGCTGGCCAAGGCCGGGACGCCGAGCCACGACGGCGACGAGTTCGAAATATGAGCCTGACCATCACGGTTATCGAGGCCGAAAAGCTCGACCTGCACATTGAAGACATGAACAAGGCTACTCGCGACTGGACCGACCAGGCGGCGCGCGGTGAGTGCGGCTGGATCTGCTCCGATTGCTGCATGAGCGATCCGGCGGGCATGCCGGACGAGTGCTTTCACAAGAACCAGCGCTGCACGGAGATCATCCAGCGGGACAAGCTCCACGCGATGAAATCTGGAAACGAACCAGCCTAACCCCTACCCCACACAAGAGCCTGCCGGTGACCGGCGGGCGAGGATTCGCTATGCCTATTTATCGAGTGACGTATGAAATCGAGCTGGTGATTGAGGCTGAAAGCCTTGACGACGCTACCGAGAAAACCGCCGAGGCATGGAGTTCGGCCAAATACGAAATACAGGCAGATTACTCCGATGTGTCAGAGGTCAGGTCCATTAACGGGCTTCCTCATGGCTGGGATGGGAAATGCCTTCCATACCTGGGCGACGGAAAGCTTCGCCTGGAAGAACTCCTTCCCGAGTAATAAAGGATCGTCGCGCCCGGCAGATTGCGATGCACGGGCGCAAGCCGGGGCCTGACGCGGCTAAACTGTCGGCTGGGCAAATTTATCGTCAGGGGTGGCGTATGGCTGCGAAGCGCGGGGTGCGTGCGGCATCGAAAAGCAGTATCGAAATCTCGTTCATGGTCGACGGCAAGCAGTGCCGGGAGCGCCTGCCGCTGGAGCCTACGCCGGCCAATCTGAAGATGGCACAGCGGCAGAAGGCGTCGATTGATCTGGCGATTCACCGGGGCGAGTTTGAGTATGCCGAGGCGTTTCCAAGGTCGAAGCGGGCTGCGTCGGCTGTCGGCCAGTCCGGACAGGTTCCGCTGGGCCAGTACCTGGACGAATGGCTTGAGCGCAAGGCCGGCATCCTGAAGGCGTCCACGCTGGACGGTTACCGCAAGATCGTTGCGGGGGTGCTGGTCCCGGCGCTGGGCTCGCTCCCACTAGCGTTTGTTACGCGCAAAGAGGTCAAGGCGGCCATGGCCAAGATGTCGGCGACCAACAAGCGGCTGGCCAACGTGCAAAGCTGCCTGCGCTCAGCCCTGAGCGATGCCGTGGATGACGAGCTGATCGAATCGAACCCACTGGCCGGCTGGACGTATTCAGTGAAGGGCAAGCCGCGCACCGAGGACGAGATCGACCCGTTCAGTCCGGACGAGCAGCGGGCCATTCTGGCAGCGGCCACAGGCCAATACCGCAACCTGTTGCAGTTCGCCTTCTGGACCGGCCTGCGCACGTCTGAGCTGGTCGCGCTGGAGTGGGGCGACATTGACTGGCATCGAGGGGAAGTGAGGGTGTCGCGGGGGCTGACGGCGGCGGCCAGCGAGGCAGAGACACCGAAGACGGCGGCCGGGGTGCGCAGTGTGCGCCTGCTGCCCATGTCGTTCGAGGCGCTGAAGGCCCAGCGCGAGCACACCTATATAGAAGGGAAAGCCGTTTTCCACGACCCGAGGCACAACCGGGCATTCAACGGTGACCAGGAGATCAGGAAGTCCTTTTGGGGGCCGGTGATCAGAAAGGCAGGCGTGCGCTACCGGAACCCGTACCAGACCCGGCACACCTACGCCTCAATGATGCTGAGCGCGGGCGAGCATCCGATGTGGGTAGCCAAGCAGATGGGGCACGCGAGCTGGTTGATGATTGCGCGGGTATACGGGCGCTGGATTCCAACCGATGGCGACTCTTCGGGGGATAAGGCGGCGGCGATGTTTGGGCGATCTGAAGAAATGCCTAAATCTCTTCTTGCATGACATACAATGTATGTCTATAGTTCGCTCATGCCAGCCATAACGGCGAGCGAACACGGGGCAAGACGACATGACTTTCAACATGGCAACCATGGCAGCAGATGAATCTCGCACCAGCAACAGCGAACGCGCCTACTACAAATTCCTCATGCAGGTCGGCGACCTGATGGGCAAGTTCATCGACCTGGGAACCCAGGAAGAAAGTGATGCGTTCGACCTTTACTCCGACGGCTGCTCTGCACGGGAAGCGGCGGACGAAATGAAAGCCTGGGCCGGAACGAGAAAGCAATGAAGCCGGACGCAACCCGGCACAACCCGGACCCGGCCTACCTTCGCGAAGTGCTGAAGCAAACAGGCCTTAGCCAGCGGGCGGTCGCCAAGATCATCGGCCTGACTGCCGCCGGCTTTCAGAACTACATCCGAAAGCCGACCGATCCGCTGTACAGGAAAGCACCGTACACCGTGCAGTTCGCGCTTGAGGCGCTGGCAAATGAGGCCGGGCAGTCCGGCGACAAATAAGCGAAGGGGTGAGTGATGAGCAAGGAAAAAATGCGCGAAGGCTTCGAGGCCTGGCACTGCGAGCAGTACAAGACCAAGCACACGACCGGCGCGCCGACCCGCGACTTGCACGGCGGCGTGTACGACGAGAAGTACGGCCCGCCCAAGCAGCAGGCGCTGTGGGAATGCTGGCAGGAAACCGGCGGCGACGTGGCCAAGGTCGAGGCGCTGAAGGAAGAGA